GGTTAAATTGCTTCATTATATATCCTCCTTCTCTAATTTGATGATATAATTATACAACTATATAATTATATTGTCAACAATAAAAATAAAAATTATTCAAAAATATTTTTCTTCCTTTATATATAATAGAAGAAAAAAGAAAAAACACTCTCTAAATTTGCTAGAGAGTGCTTGAAAAGGGGAAGTTTATATGAAGAAAAGAGTGTTGTAAGCGTGTATCAACATTACTACTCATAATCCAACTCTATATTGGAAGGGTTTAGTAAGTTGCCTTGTTTATCAAATAAATCAATTTTATATAAACTATTAACATCGTCAGTAACCCCGCCGACTACTTTAAGTTTTCTGTTTAAGTCTCTTTTTACTTTAATATCACCAGTAAGTAGAGCTATAAATAAAGTATTGATTAAATGTCCTTTGGTTACGTTTTTCTTTGCACAATATATGTCAATCTCGAACAGCAGTTCTTTGACACTATTAAATGTGCCAGATTTTTGTTCCATAAACATATTTTATCCTCCTATATGAATTACTATTTGTAATATTATGGCTTAGTGTTTATTTAATTATACATCAAATTAAATAATAAATCAATTAATTTCCCTAAATAATTGACTGTGTTTCTAAATTATGTTAATATTATTGTAAGAAATAGTTGAGAAAGGGGGAAATTTATTGGCTAGTAAATCTCTTAAAGAAGTAATGCAGGACACCAACGTAGCTGAATACGTATCTGGTGAAGAAGTCAAAATGCCTGTAGAGATAGAAATTCCCGACATAACGCAAATGGGTATATATAAAAACAGGACAGATATTAATTTGATGAAGATGGCTCACTACTTTGTGCAGGGATACACAGAAAAAGAAATGGCAGAGGCTATGGGTGTTAGTAAAGACACTATAAAAAGGATAAAAAGCTCGGACGAGTTCAAGGCTGTGTTGAAGTCTATTTCCTTGGAGATAGTTGAGGTATCCAGAGTCTTTTTAGCTTCAGCAGGAATCAAAGCTGTAAGAACTCTTATAGATTGTCTTGATAGTTCTAGCGACAAGATACGTTTAGGAGCGTCCAAGGAGATTCTTGATAGAATAGGGCTTAAATCTCCAGAGAAAATTGAACTTATTGCGAAATCAGATGCTATCCAGCAAATGTCGGACGAGCAGTTGTTCGAGCTTGTTCAAATGGGTATAGCAGAAATAATGCCTAATAGGCAAATTGAGGGTGGTCGAAATGAAGGACAAAGTAAATCTGGAGAAGCTGGCGAAAGCTAAAATAGAGCTTCTTCGTAGACAAGCATGGGACGATTTCTACATATTTGCTAAGTATGTATGTGGAAACAATCTTATGGAAGAACAGCCACACAGAGAACTATGCGAAACCCTTACTGCTGGATTGGACAAGTCTGAACTACTTAATCTTAACTTTAATCCTCCAATAAGTGATGAAGCGTTCCATAAAAGTGTTAGTAACTTAAAGAAATTAATACTTCTTCCTAGAGGTTCATTTAAGTCCACAATTGCAACACAAGCACTAACACTATGGTTATTATGGCATAATCCTAACCTAAGAATAATGATAGATACAGAGGTTAAGGCGAACGCTAAGAAATACCTTGCCGGTATGAAAGACATGATACTAAACAACACAATGCTTAGACTTGTCTGTGTTGATGAACAAGGTAATTATTTATTAGAACCGAACATTGATATTGCTGGGGGCTGGACTGACGAGCAGATAATATTAAAACACAGAACTAAGCTAGGTCTTAAAGAGCCTTCGATATTCTGTGCTGGTGTAGATAACGCTCAAACAGGTATGCACCCGGACGTTATCATAATGGACGATATTGTATCTGAGAGAAACGTCGGTACCAAAGACCAGATTGAAAAGGTTAAAGACCACTACAGAATGTCCCTATCACTATTAGAGCCGGGTGGAGCTCAGATAGTCATAGGTACTAGATACCATATGAACGATTTGTATGCAGACCTACTAGAGCTTGATACATTTGACAAACTGGTAAGACCTGCTATACTGCCAGACGGTAGCCTTTATTTTCCTTCAAGACTTACCAAAGAGTTCTTAGAAGAAAAGAGGAAGGAGCAGGGGTCGTATATATTCAGTTCACAATATATGCTTAACCCTATTGATGACTCTAATGCTATATTCAAGAAGGCGTGGATACAGTATTATGACAAGCTCCCTCCTCTTGTAGAATTACATATACTAACTGATTTAGCTATATCAGAGAAGGAAACGGCTGACTACACGGTAATTATGCCTGTTGGTATCTCACACGATAAAAAGATTTATGTACTAGATTATGTAAGAGGACACTTCCAGCCTAAGAAAACCATAGACGAGATATTCGCTATGTTTGAGAAGTACAAAGATTTATACCCAGTTAAAACTGTGGGAGTAGAATCAGTAGCTTTCCAAAAGGCTATGCTGTATTTTATAAAAGACGAAATGCGGAGACGTGGTATTTATATGCCACTTAAAGAGCTGAAAGCCGACAAGGACAAAATGCGAAGGATAGGAGCTCTGCAACCACTGTTCGAGAATGGTGACATCTATATTAAGCAACATCATAGAGAACTAGAGCAGGAATTATTAGAGTTCCCATTTTCTAAACACGATGATGCTGTGGATTGTTTAGCGTACATCTTACAAGTAATACGTGCCGTAAGCTATGATTATACCCCACCTAAATACGAGTATAGACCTTTAAGTTCTAAAACAGGATATTAAATTTATAAAATACATCTTGACTGATAAACGGAAAAACGCTATAATATACTAAAAGCACTTATTAGGAGGTATATTATGGCTAAAATGAAAATAACTAAGGAAGAATTAGAACATTTATACTTAGATAAAGGTATGACACAAGTAGAGATAGGTAAGTTATACAGCGTAGATAGGAAAAACATAGATTATTATTTAAAGAAATTCAACATACCTAAGAGAAGTAAATCAGAGGCACTATCTAATTATTATAATTCCAAAAGAGAGCACAAGTTAAACGAGCGAGAGTTGAGGCTATTAATTGATTATGGTTGGCTTATTGGAGATATAGCTAAACATTTCGGGGTAAGTAGAAGTACGCTCCGAGCTTATATGGATAAATTGGGGCTACCTAGTTTTCAAAACCACGAGGCACAGGTAAAAAAGCAATCAGAGTTTATGAAAGAAAACAACCCGGTGCCAATAGGTGCAAAAAGACCTCTATATGTTATAAAAGCTATGCACGAAGGTCGTAAGCGTAAAGTAAATTCTGTTAGAAGAAATATATCTACATTTAAACAATATTCTAAAATTGCTCGCAATATAGCTTACAGCTTTTATAAAGGTAAAAAAGGAATACCAGATGGATTTGAGATAGACCATATATTTTCAATAAAAGATGGCTGGGAGAACAACATACCTGTAGAAGTTATATCTCACCCTAAAAACTTACGATTAGTTACCCCACAGGAAAACAGAGCAAAGGGTGCTAATAGCTTAATAACACTAGAACAATTTTATAATCTAATAAAATAGTAGAAAGGAGGTTTGTAACACATGGCAGAGAGCAACAAGAAGATTAAGCATAAAAGAGACTTTGAACATATGAACGACGAACAGATATTGCATACTGTCTTAGAGGACTTTCAAGTATCTCAGAATTTCCTAACTCCTATATTTGATAAGTTTAGGAAGTATTATGCTATGTATAGAGGAGTAAAAGAAGGTAAAGCAGTAGAAGGTAGGTCAAACCTGTTTATTCCTTATACATTCAACTTAATAGAAACTATAGTTCCGAAGATAATTAACTCAATATTTGCTACAAGACCTTTCTTTCAAGCCTTACCTCTAGGAGTACCAGATGTTAAAACTAGAGAAATAAGAGCTAAGAAAATGAGTAAATTCTTCGACTATCAGTTCCAGCAAAAAATAAAAATAGTCCCTATTTTAACAGATGTTATAAAGACAGCACTTATATACGGTAAAGCCATAACTAAGCAGACTTGGAACTATAAGACTAAAGAAATAGTACAAAAAAGGCAGAAAAATATATTAGGAATACCAATACCCCTATATGAGAACGTTTTGGTAGAGCAGGTAATAAACGATGAACCTATGATTGAAAACGTTGTAATAACTGATTTCTTCATAGACCCTGCTGGGACAAGTATAAAAAATATGAGGTATTGTATCCATAGGTACTATGAGGATATACACGAACTTAGAGAAAAAGAAAAGAAGGGCGTGTATAAAAACATAGACAAAGTAACTGAGGAAAATTATACTAATGAGTATGATACATTATTACAGATAGGTTTCTCAGATAGTCCTCAGAGACGTAAAGGTGTAGAAATTCTAGAGTATTGGACTGACGACTGGGTAGTAAGGGTGGCTAATAGAGCAGTAGTAGTAAGTTCGCAACCTAACCCTTATTTCCACAGAGAAAAGCCGTTTTCTGAGTGGACTTATACTAGAGTTCCTAATGAGTTCTACGGTATAGGGGTTCCAGAAGCTATACAAGATTTACAGGAAGAACTTAACACAACTAGAAATCAGAGAATAGATAATGTATCATTCATTCTAAATAAGATGTTCACTGTAATAAGGGGAGCTAACGTAGACCCTGCTCAGCTAATATCAAGACCAGCAGGATTTATATTAGTAGATAGCCACGACGACATAGCGGAGTTGAAATTCCAAGATGTCACTAACTCTGCTTATAACGAAGAAGTAATAATTAAGCGAGATATGGATACTACAACAGGAGTATTCGATTCTGTGAGAGGCTCTAACCCAGATAGACGAGAAACAGCAACTACAATGAGTATCCTTAATTCTTCTGGTACAGAGAGATTTAAACTTGCTAATATTCTTATAGAATACGAAGGTTTACAGGATATGCTTAACCAAGTATTAAGACTTAACCAACAGTTTATAGATTCCGACATGGAAATTCAGATACTCGGAGACAATGGAGGTATAGAAGATATAAAAGTTACCCAAGAGGAGATACTAGGCGAATATGATATAATAGCTTTAGGTAGCTCAGTAGAGCCTGTTATAAACAAAGAAGTTAAGCAAAATCAATTAATTCAACTTCTAAATGTAGTACAAAACAGTCCTCATGTGAATATGCCAGAGTTCTACAGAAGATTGTTTGAAGCCTTCGATATGAAGAACATAGACGCTCTTGTGATAGAACAACAACCTATTGGCGAACAAATACCTCCAGAAATGATGGATGAACTAGCTCAAGAGCAGATTGGAGAGGTTCAATATGGACAAGAGTACTATTAAAATTCTAGTTTCAGAAACAATGGCTACAGGTGGTTGGGCTATAATTGAGGCGGAGATTAACAAGATAATTGACTCTGCTCAAGCGTCCTTGCTAAAAGTAAACCCTTCTGACGCTGTAGCCGTTGCTAAATTGCAAGAAAAAATAGATACGCTCAAAAAAACTTTACAAATAGTGAAGAATATGGTAATATGATAAATAGGAGGAGTCAATTATGGACAACCAAATTAATAATGGCGTAGGTATTAATATAGACCAGAGCCCCCTAGATAATATAGGACAAGGTACTGGGATACTAGATAGAATATCTGAGCCAAATAATCAAGAGCCCCCAACAAATGTTGGACAAGGTTCGGCAAACCAAGAATCCAATCAAAACGCTAGTAACCAAGAGCCCCCTGCAAACGCAGGACAAGGTGAAGGAACACAGCAAGAGATTGATTACAAAGCTGAGTATGAGAAGTTAAAGAAATCATACGAACATCTTAGACCAGAGTACACTAGAGTTACTCAAGAGCTAAGTCAGCTTAGAAAACAAGCTCAATCTGTTCCTCCTAGTGCTGGACAACAAGTTCAGCAACCGCAACAACCACAGCAACAAACACCACAATTATACCAAGACCCAGCTAGTGGGCTGATATACTACTTAGATAATAATGGACAACCTGTTATATATAATGGCGGTAATAATACTCAATACAATCAACAAGCAGAAATACTAGAATACGTTAATAGATTAGTACAACCACTATACGAGCATACATTGGAAGTACAAATGCAGAATGAAATAGCAAAAATGGCTATGCAGAAGCAGGATTTCAACGACGTAGCCCCAATTATGAAACAGGTACTAGAAGAAATGCCTCAATTATGGGAACTAGGACAGACAAAGGCATTAGAAGTGGCATATAGTGTAGGGAAAACTAAACTTATTGAACAACAATTAGCAACAGCAGTAAATGACGCAAAGAACTCTGTTCTGCAAAACAAGGACGTAAAAGTTCTAACAGGAGGTAGTTTCAATAGACCTGCTAATATGAACGGCGATATAAACCCTGCTGACGCTATTAAAAATAGTATCCTAGAAGGTGTTAATAAATCGTCTATATTCTAAAATAACAAGGAGGGGAATTAATGCCAACAATTTACGAAAGTGCTAGAGGTGCCGGGAATATTACCCAACAACAAATAGTAGTTGATATGTCTAATGAGATTACTCTTTTACAACCTAGAGTATCTCCATTAACAGTTCTTACTAAGAAGTTAAATACAAAAACAACACATAACTATAGATTCGACTGGCTAGAAGATGATATGATGGCTAGATGGGCTACTGTAAAGACAGAAGCTAATGCAGGAGATACAAGCGTTGTTCTTAATACAGGGGAAGGAGCTTTGGTAGCAGTTAATGATTTAATTAAAGTTGCTTCAACAGGAGAAATTTTAAGAGTAACTGCTATAACAGGAGATACATTAACTGTAACAAGAGCGTTCGGTCAAACAGTGGCACAGACTATACCTGCTAACGCTAAGGTGCTAGTTGTAGCTAATGCTATGGCTCAAGGTACTGGAGCAGGAGCAGAGAAGTATAACAACACCGTACCAGTGTATAACTATACTCAAATTATAAAAACTGCTTATTCAATCACTAACACACTAGACGCTATGAAACTTTATGGTGGAAAAGAGTTAGCTAGACTAAGAAAGAAAAAAGGTATCGAACATGCTGTTAGTATAGAAAATGCTTTACTTTTCGGAGAAAGAAAACTAGATACTACTGGCTCTCAACCACTTACAACTACAGCAGGTGTTCTAAGTTTCTTATCTGGAACTGATAACGTTGTAACATTAGATACTACTACTGTTACAGATCCTAAGTTACAGAAAAATGCATTAGAGGACTACATTGAAAGAGTGTTCACATATGGCTCTGACAGAAAAGTGTGGTTATGTTCACCAGATGTTATAACATTCGTTAACAGAATGGCGTTCGATAAGTTACAGATTATCCAAGCTGATAACGATAAGACATTCGGATTAGATATAACTGCATTCAGAACACCACACGGAACATTAAACATGATACACCACCCATTACTAACTCAAGGATATGCTGGATACTCTATAACTCTTGATATGGAAGAACTAGCATACAGACCACTTACTGGCAGAGATACTACATTAAAGACAAACATTCAGTTACCAGACGAAGATGGTCAAAGAGACCAATACATTACAGAAATGGGTCTTGAGCTAAGACAACCTAAGAAACATGGTATGTTTATATTAAAATAATCAGTGAACTACATAGGGGAGACTAAAAATCTCCCCTATTTTTGAATGGAGGATGAAGCCATGATATTTTATAGTAGATTATTCCCTAATTTAACTGTTATATTAGGGGACGTGAGTATAAAGTTCAAAGACGGTGAATACAGAACAGACGATACTAAAGAGTGTAAATTACTGAAAGAAGCCGGATTTGATTATTCTATGGAACTCAAGGATACGGAAATAGCAAAAATAGAGCCTGTAGTAGAACAAGTAAAAGAAACGTTTAAAGTTCCCAAAAGGTGGACGTTAGAAAAGATACTAGAATTTGCTGTAGAAAATAAAATAGATTTACCAAAGAATGTTTCTAAGTCTGATGCTATAGAGATTGTAGAAAAAGCTATGGCTAAATAACGGAGGTAAGATAATATGGCTAAAGTCAGAGATTTGCTTAGAAGGGTCGAAGCGAAGCTACAAGATAGTTTCGATACTATAGATGTAATTGATTGGTTTAATGAATGTCAAAATGACTTAGCTGAGTTTTTATTCTTACCTACAATAGCAGTTATAACCAGAAATGAAGAAGGTAAATTTATATTACCAGACGATTATAATGGATATTTAAGAACTAAATATAACACTAGATTAATTGGCAATGAGATTATAATAGACGACCCTACAGTCAACGAAATACAGATTGAGTATAACCGACTAGCAAAACGAATAACTAATAACCCAGAATTAGTACCAGATATACCTACTAGATTTCACCACTTATATGTTAACTTCGCTTGTAAGGAAGCCATGATGTCTGACGAAGAACATGAAAGATACGCACTATTCAAATCAGAGTACTTAGAGGGTAAACTACAGTTTAAAAAATATATGTCCTATGTCAAAGGAGAGTATTTATCAAATAGACCTTATGGGACATCAGGGGCATGGCAGGTGATTAGATAATGGCTTATGATTTCGCATATCTATTCGATTTTAGAGGAGGTATGAACGACTCCTCTGCCCCAGATAACTTACTAGAGTTTGAGTCTCAACTTATGAGAAATGTCGAACTTATGGCTAGAGGAGGGTTCAGACGTAGACGTGGTATATCAAGGTATAAGAATCTAGGTGAGTATAATAGAGTTGACAGGTTACTAGAGTTTGAATACCTTGACGAAGGAGTACCTACTCTACAGAAACTAGCATTAGCTGGTGGTAATCTGATAAACGTAGAAACAGGTACAATTCTTAAAAGTGGATTAGGTAGTTCATTAGATTACGAAATATATAAAAATAAAATGTATATATTAGCTAATGGAAAATATCTGGTATATGACGGAGAAACTGTAGAAGATGTAACGTACACAGGCTCAGACAGCCTTCTGGATAAGGTTAAAAAATGCAGATATATAGAGCAGAAAGGTGAAAGGCTCTTTGCTAGCGGCAATCCAGACGACCCAAACGCCCTGTATTTCTCTGAAATAGGTAAACCTAATGAATGGAAAGTAATGTCTGGAAACCCTATAATGGCTATATCTGACGACGCAGATAAGATAACAGGACTCAAAGAGTTTCACGGAGCATTATTAGTATTCAAAACTAGGTCAATATATGCTTGGTATGGTAGCAACCCACTATCAGATGTGGTGTTTCAGAGACTTAACGTTCATGCAGGAACCATGTCATATAGAACTATAGCTTATGTTAATAACAATCTTATATTTCTAGGGCAAGACGGAGTATACGCTTTATTTGGTACTTACAAAGACGTCATATCCACTAAAAAGCTATCCAACAATATTAGAGGCTTAATAGGCAAAATAAAACACACAGAGCCTTACTATGAAAATACACCATGTGCTGTATACCACGACGGAAAGTACATGCTATCTGTAGCTACAGGAGAAAATAGCAACGATAAAGTATATACACTATTTACTGATATATACACTGATGTAGGCGGTGAACTTGAGCCGTGGGTAATATACGACGGCTGGAATATAAGTGACTTCTTATACAGCTTAGACGGAAACTTGTATTCTGCTTCTAGTATAGACGGTAGTATTCACTTACATGAAGAAAATTTATTAAATGATTTAGGTAAGCCTATAGAGGTAGAAGTGCTTACAAAACCTCTTGCAGTAGGAGCTCCATTCCATAATAAGAAGTTTAGACGTGGATACATCTCATTCAAGCAGTTTGAAACTATTAATACTACATTAAATATAGATTTCCAAGTTGATTATGCTACAAAAGTAATTCCAGCATTAAGTCCTGACGAATCTCTAATATGGGACTATAGAAACTGGGACGAAAGTAAATGGGACTTCTCGGAGTTCGTAACTAGAAGGTTTGACATAAGAGAGAGGGGCAAAAGACTTACTGTTAGATTTTATGATAGCTCTATTGATAATGAGCTAGTAGTATATGGTGTAGCAGTTGAGTATAAAGTTAAAAAACCAGATAGAGAGTAGGTGAAATATGGCAAATATAATTTCTGAACCTATAATGAGGCTATATAGATACGTTGCTGGTAAGTGGGCTAAATCAGCCGAGGTTAACGAAGAAATGGATATGTTTGTAGATAGTCATAATAATGTGGTTACTGATTTGAACGCTCTTAAAAATCAACAAGATATAGATAGGAGCGACCTACAAAATCAAATAACCACAAACAAGAATGATAGTGAATCTAGGGACGCTAATCTTCAATCACAAATAACCACTAATAAGAATGATAGCGAAGCTAGAGACACTAATTTACAGAATCAAATAAACTCTTTATCCTCAACTAAGGCTGATAAAGCTGAGATATATACAAAAGAAGAAATAAACTCTGAAAACTGTGCTAATAATATAGGGAATAAACCACTTGTACTCGGAGGTACTAATAAATTACAACCTACATTAGAGTGGTTAAAATCTCAAATAGATAAAACAGCTTTAGGGCAAATACCAGATGGCAGTTTAACTGAAATAAAAATGGCTAACGAAATGAAAAAAGATATTGAAGGTGGTGTAGCAAGTTACGACAGTTTACGCAATCTTTCTTCGCAAGTGGCTGATTTAGAGCAGAGTTTAATAATAGGTTTAGATGGGAAACTCGACAAACCTGCTGTATTTGGAGATGGCAGAGATGGTGACTTTTTCAGTACCGGAGATGTTGTTTTTGAAGTTGAAGATGATGTAGATCCTCCGATAATTAAGCAATATAGAAATTTTATCCTAAATGAAGGACATACAATGACAACAAACGGAAGAAGTAAAGGAATCATAATTTTGTGTACTGGCGATGTAACAATAAACGGAACAATAGACATGAATAATAAAGCAGCAAGGATTGTAAGAACAACACCTCCAAACCCATCAGATGCGTCATTTAATGAAAACAATCTTAAATCATTTATAGCTCTACCAATATTATCTAAAGGAGAATCAGAATACCCAAAAGTAGGAAATTCATCGATACAATACATTGTACTTCCTGCTGGTGGAGCTGGGGGTAGAGGTGGCAATGGTGGTTCAGGTGGCAAAGGGGCTGGTACTGTTGGTATGAGTGGAACTACTAATGGAACTGGTGGGAGTTCAGGTGGTTCAGGTGGCTCGAATTGTGCTTTTGGAGGCTCAGGAGGTGGAGGTGGAGGTGCAGGTGGTAAAGGTGGCACAGGTAATTATGCTCCTCAAGACACTCTAGGAGGAGAAGGAGGCAATGGTGGCTCAGGCGGCGGTGGTGCTGGAAACGGTGGCGATGGAGCTAGAGGTGGTACAGGTCTTAATGGCTCCATAGGTGCTGGAACTGGTGGCGCTGGAGGATTAGCAAACGGTAATGCTTTTGCTGGTGAAAATGGGGGTTATGGCGGTGGCGGTATTATAGTAATAATAGCAAGAGGAACAATAACAATAGGCTCCACAGGGAAGTTGATGGCAGCTAGTACTGGTACTGGTGGTACTGGAGGTCGTGGGGGTTCTGGATATCCTGGACAATCGACATACTACGCTGGCGGCGGCGGCGGCGGCGGCGGCGGCGGCGGCGGCGGCGGCGGTGCTGGAGGCGGTATCATTGTAGCTATGTCACAAAGTAATTTTATTAATAATGGAACAATAGATGTATCTGGAAGCAAAGGTGGTCCTGGAGGTCCTGGAGGTCCTGGTGGTGCTGGTGGAGTTGGAACTGGTGGAAATCGTGGTGATAATGGAACTTCTGGAAGTCCAGGATCTAAAGGTGAGGATGGACAAATAGGAGTTATAATAGCAGGGGTGATTGGCGAATGAGAATAATATATATAAATAACCCTTATAGCAAAAGCGATAATGACTTTTTAGCAACTGTAAGAGATAGATTTAATGTTGAAGTAATGAATTTTATGAAGGCTAGAAATATTATTAGTTTTAGAGCTACACCTACTATTGTGCTTATTCATGATGATTTAGAATTAACAGATGAAAATATATCATGCTTATTAGACTGTCCAACTCTTGAAGATATAGAAAATGCCTTACAACAAAATTATCCTTATCCAGAAAAGCCAAAGCCTGAACTATCTGCTGAAGAAAAAATTAGAAGATTAGAGGAACAAGTGTTGGAAATGCAACAATATATCGTAGATTTAGAATATGAAAAATTATTGAGTCAGGGAGGTATGTAAGTAAGATGAATAACATTATTTATAATTTATTAAAAAGCATAATTACTAACAAAGACTATCAAGGTGCAAATGCTAGTGAAAAAGAAGATATGAATAACAAATTAGATGTGTTCTTTGCCTTTGACAGACTTTCACTAGAGCAATATCAAGAACTGCATGGTTTAGTTAATATAATAGCAGAGTAAGCACTAACCAAGGCTTTAACGTATAAATAATATGGGAGAGTAATTCTTCTCCCTAATATCTCTTTATAAAGGGGCGAACGTATGGCAATAAATTATAATGATATAATAAGTCAAGCAAAAAAAGAATGGGCAGATGCTTATGCTAGGGGCGACCGAAACGCTATGAATATTGCACATCTTAAAGCTGAAAACGCTAGAAAGGCTATGGGGTATAGTGGCGGTCCTGATGGTAGTCAAAAAATTGCAATAGATCCAAGTGTTCAGCAAAAATATGATAACGCATACAAAATAGCTTATTCCTATGCAGGTAATCACAATATAGACCCTAGATATATAGATGATTATGCAAATAATAATTTTACTAGAAGTAACGCAATAGTGCAAGGTGCTATTAAGAACAAAGCTAATGCGTATGATATAGACGATTATGGCAATTATACGGGTAATACCAAATCGTCCAGTATTTTTACCCCTACTAGCGACGCTAACAAGTACAGTGCTAATACTGCTATATCTAATAACTCTGCTAATATGGTTCCTATACAACAAAGACCTATACAACAAAGACCCATACAGCAAAACCAAGGCACTATACCGCAAGTAACTATACCGACTACCCAACCTACACTAAACACAGTGGCGATTCAACAATTGATATCTCAAGACCCAGAGTTAAGGTCGTTGCTCCAAACTAGAAACCCTAATGCAATATCAAGTATAGAGCAACAATTACTTAGGAAATTTAACGAGTATGCGGTGAACCCGAATAACTCTATTGATACAACAGCCTTCATGGCGAACCTACAGGAACTTATAAGGTTGCTCCAAGCACAGCTACAATAAGGAGGCGGCAATATGTCTTTAGTAAGAAGTAATAAAACATATGTAAACGACGGTAGTAAAGTAACCCCAGCTAAAAAAGATAATAGCCTTTTAAATACACCATTAGTAGACTTACTAGCTAAGGCAATAAAGAGCCTTGCTCCTAGTACAGGGGAGGTTGACCCACCGATATACTATGTTGCCCCTACTACCAAAACTACATTAGGAACAACAATACCGAAACTTAATAATGGATATAACGGATACACCCCGCTAATGAATGCTATGAATACGTACTTACAAACACAGCGACCAACTCCTGCAAAAGCAAAAGCTACAGCCAAAGTAACTACTACCCCTACGCCTGCTCCCAAAACAACAACTACAGCCAAAGTAACTACTAACCCAACTCCAGCTCAACAACAGAATACAGGGGCTAGTGCTAGACCGACCTCAGTTACTCCAAGTGCAACGGCAGGAGGGCAGGTAGGTTCCGGGGCTATAGATAGATTGTTCGAGGTACTGATTGGTAGTAGTCAAGCTACACCCCAAGCTGATTTAGGCGGTGCTGGATACGGAGGAACATACAACCAACAAGCTCAAGCATTAGAGTCGCTACTTGCTAGTATACAAGCACAGCAGGAACAAGCTCAAAGAGCTTACGAAGAACAATTAAGAGCACAAAGAGAGTATTTAGACTGGGCTATGAGTCCAGAGACATATAACGATATTTTTAATAGGATAATGCAACAACAAATGCCTCTATATGAAGCACAAAGGGCTGAGATAGCAGAGTTAGCTAAACAACAAAGACAATTAGCGGACATCGACGCTGAGAGTCGGGGGCTATACAATTCTGGTGTAGGTGCTGTAATGCAGAATAGAATCAGCGACGCTGAGAGACAGGAAGTAGCCAGAGCATTAGCACAGTTACAAGCACAAGCAACTGGACTAGCTTCTGATTATCAAAACAAACTTCTGCAAAGAGCACAGCTAGAAGGTGATTGGTTAACTAAGAATAGGCAATTAAATCAAAACGACCTATCAAGCTACGTTGACGCTTTCTTAGGGGGTAATCAGTTAGGATTAGGATACCTCAATTCTGATAGAAACTACAGTATAAGCCTAGCACAATTAGGTTTAGACCAACAGAAGCTATTAGAAAACGCTAGACAGTTTGATATAAGTCACGAATGGGATATGAATAAGTTTGCACAAACTATGGGCTTGGAATATAAGAAATTAGACATAGACAGTAAGATTGCTATGACTAATGCTGGGCTTAGAGCTAGAGAGTTGGCTTTAGCGGAGAATAAATACAAAGACGATAAAGAATACGCAACATTAATGAGAGATAGAGAAAAGCTATCAGATATTCTAAATGCTTATGATTATATACAAGGAGAGTTTAATAAGAAAACAGATAAGAACTTAGTGAAGCAATCTCTAGGTATATACAAAGAGATATATGGTGACGATGTGTATAAAGACCTTGTATCTACGCTAGAGTCACTATATGGTGGCACTAATTCTAAGGAGAATAAAAAAGGCATAATTAGATTCGGAAAGACAACCTACAATCCACCTATAGCTCCGGGTGCTCCTAGCAACAGTAACTATGATATACTGTCCCGGGCTCAACAACAACTCTTGGAAAGGCTAGGGAGGTAAGCGTTATGCTTAATAATAAAGACTATATAAAGGCTTTAAATCAAGGCGTGTCATCCCCCCTGCTACAGAGATTACAGGCTTCTGGCAGGGGTTCCTCCCTTTTCTCTAATCAAGATGATGAATTATCTAAGGTGAATACGCAAATAAGAAACTACCAGACTAGGCTATCTTCTGTAGGAGCGGATATTCCTGAGCCTGAGAAGAAAACTAATCTGTTTATAAGGGCTTTACAGTGGCTCGATAAACCTCGTAACGCAGTATGGAACGCAGTACAAGACGTAGCAACTGGCGAGAATGGCTTTTTCCAAGGGCTTAAAGAAGGCTGGACAGGGCAAGAACGTTATGAGGGTAAGGATTTAATGGAGGACTTATTCGGAACAGCACAGACAGGCGGAGGTAAGTTCGCACAAGGACTTGGAGGTTTCGTAGCCGAGGCTGTACTAGACCCATTAAATCTAATAACTTTAGGAGCAGGGTCGCTGGCTAAAGGTTTCATAACTGGAACTGGTAAGACTATGACTAAAGAAGGTGCCGAAGCAATCGCTAAGGCTGGGCTTAGAAAGGCTACTCAAGAGAGTGCTGAATCTACTGTTAGGGCTTTAGCTAAAAACGCAGGGATAAATTATTCAGACGAAATGATTGCTAGGATAGCTAGGAGACTTGCTAAGAACAGGACTGACGATGCTCTCAAAGCTGTAGGGAGTAGCCTAGAAGAAGTAACACAAAGGTTGGGTAGAGTTCCTCAGAACGAGGCTTTAGAAAAGGCATTAAAGAATCTAGCTAGTGGAGCTGACGATACTGTTAAAAGGGCAGGACAGGCTCAAGCTAAAGAGTACATGGATAAGTTGGCTCAGATAGCAAGAAGAGAGTACGCTAACAAAGTCATACAAGCTAATAAGATTATTGATTCTACTGGCAAAGGATTATCTATAGCTGGTAAGACTATTAATAATTTAACTAATGCAAGATTACAAGATATAGGAGCCGAGGCGTCTAGGTGGGTAAGAGATAATACTGGTGTAATAGGTAGAGGATTCGGAGCTTTACAAGACGGCTTGAATAAAGTATTCAACCCTAGTTATATAGCAGGGCTTGACGGAACTACTCAAAAAGTTCTTAGAATGTTTAAAGACCAGTCTTTAGGACAAAGAAACGTAGCTGACCAACAAATTAAAGCTACTGCTAAGAGGTTTTCTGACGCTCTTACTAACTTAGGTATAGAGGAAGGAAGGAAACAGGACGAACTTATTATGCGTTTCGTAGAAGGTCTAGCTAGTGAAAAAGACGTAGCAGATGTAGCTAAAATCATAGCTAAAGAAATGCAAGATGACTTCAAATCTTGGGGAGTTACAGAACTTAATGAGGGCGTACTAAAGAGTTTAATAGACGAAAAATACTTCCCTCACGTACAGAACTGGGGTAATGATAAACTACGTAGGCAAATGCAGTTAGGCGGTATGACTGAGAAAATCAAGATAGTCAACCCTTCTAGCTTTAGAAGAAAATACCCAGATATAGACAGTGCTAATCTTGCTATGCTTATAAGGACATCTTCCGATGAAGCTGTGGAAAAGTTCAAAGAAAAACTACTTTCCACATCAACCAAAGAAGCTGTGGAAGCCTTCAATAAAGGCGGTGGATATAAGGTACTAGACGGAATAAGGGACACTGACCTGTTAGACGGTATCCCAGATTTCTTCGAGACATCTGCTCTTAAATCATATATAACTAGAGGACTTAGACATAATAAGGTAATAGCTGATAAAGAGTTCGTAGATATGGTAATATCAGCCTTCGGGGAGAGAGTAATCACTGATAGGCAAATAAAAGAAGCCCTTGAAGCTGGTAAAGATGTAATAGTTTCTAAATCTTCATTCAAGGCTTTCAGAGTAAATAAAGTAACTGATTATGTTGGATTAAAGGACGTTGACAGCCAAATAAAAACTATAATGAAGAAACTCAAGGAACAGGGTATAGAGGGCTCAGAGGCTTTAGTAGAAGCTATAACAAAACTTGACGGTCAAGCTGGGGCAACACTCAAACGTATCTTCGGCGACGCAGGGGAACTGGTAAACATAGACGCTCAAGATTACGCTATACTTGCTAAGTACTTCCCTTTAGAAGCATACTCAATGCCTAAAGGCGGTGTGGCTAAAATGAATGAGGCTATAAGAAAGCAGACAGACGCAGGGCTACAAACATTAGGTGGGCTTATAGACAGTTTCAACAGGGTATGGAAGCCTACAGTAACAGGTCTAAGACCGTCATATCATATTAGAAACACTATTGGTTCTACTACACAAAATATAATGGATATAGGTATGAGAACTTTTGACCCTAAAATCAACAGTATTGCTAACAAGATAGCAAGTGGAAAAAACCTAGACGAGATAGTGGAACTCGGTGGAACTAAGTTCACTCTGAAAGAACTTAAAGAAGGTATGATTAGGACTCATGCTAACGCTACGTTTATGAGTTCAGAGCTAGGAACATTAACAGAACAACTTAATTCTGAGATAATAGGGAAGTTGAATAGAGAATCTTTGGGCTCTAAGGTTATAAAGACCCCTAATAGAATAGGTAAAGCTATAGGACAAGGTATAGAGAACAGAGTAAGAGGAGTAAACTTCATAGCAAACCTAGAGTCTGCTTTAGAGAAAGGGCTAACTAAGCAACAAGCTATACAGTATGCCGGTGACATGGTTAAGCAGTTCCACTTCGACTATAGTGACCTAACTAAAGTGGAGAAAGAAGTAATAAGAAGATTAGTTCCATTCTATACATGGGCTAGAAAGAATATACCGTTGCAACTAGAAAATTTCCTTAATAACCCTGCTTTCTATCATAAAGCTGAGAGCTTGGTTAGGAACTTGAACAGTGCTTCTGGAGTTGATACATCAGATATGCCTGCTTGGTTTAAAGAAGCTATGCCTTTAGCATTACCGTTCATAGACGCAGGGCAAGGAAAGACAGCTTATGCGAATGTGAGTTTACCTATAGCTGACTTAAGTATTATAGCAAACCCTAAGCAACTTTTAGGTATGTTGACGCCATTACTTAAAGTACCATTCGAGACAGCGTTCAATAGACAAATGCTAACAGGAGCTCCTATAAGCCAGTACGAAGGACAAACTAGGAACTTCTTAGGAGTTAATATGAACAATTATCTAGCACACGCACTAGAACAGTTCGGGATTGCTAGAGATATTAACAGACTTGCTACTCCACAATCAACAGAAGGCAAAGCTGTGGCTCCGATAGAAGGTCTAGGATTAGTGCAAACACTTAGAGCTTATGACCCATATGAAGCACACGTAGACGCTCAATATGCTTACAGTAGACAATTAGGAAACGAAGTTCAAAAAATACGTGACCAAGGGAAATACGTGCCTACAATAGACGAACTAGAGCGAATAGCACGAGATTACCCACAATACGCATACTTATTACAGCAAGGTATTATCCCTCCAATATTACTAAAATCAAGGAGGTAGTTGGGAATGGAGCAATACAGATGTACTAAAGAAGGAGACATAGCCCGACTGAATTCAGAAGTTAAAACATTATTTAAAGAGGTAGATGCACTAAAGAATATACAGAATACCATTATTGACCTCACTAACAATATAACTAGGTTAGTTGAGCAAATGAGGGAAACCAAAGAGGACGTCAAAAGTATAAAGGAAGATGTTGAAGAGTTGAAAAGAGTACCAGCCGATAACTATAAACATTACAAGAGACTTATTATAGGGGTTATAATAACTGCGGTTATAAGTTTCGTGGCGGGCAGAATACTGTAGGAGGTGAATAATATGTTGTTTCCAGTAAGAGAACAAGACCTGAGTAAGTGCAGGTATACCTCAGCCTTTGGAATAAGAACACATCCTATAACTAAAAAGCAAGATATGCACAGAGGTATAGATATAGCAATGCCATCTGGTACTCCACTTATAGCATTAGGTGATGGGGTAGTAATATACAGCAAGGTTAATAATGGAGGAGCCAGCGTAGGATTAGGGTATTACTTGGTTATTAAATATGACAACGGGTTACATTCTCTGTACGCACATCTTAGGGAACTGCCAAAAGTAAAAGTTGGACAAAGAGTTAAGCAAGGTGATATAGTAGCTTACAGTGGAAACACTGGTTCAAGCACAGGAGCACACTTACACTTTGAATTACATGAAAAAGGATTTGTATTTAAGTCGCAATCTACTGTAAACGATACAGCAGTTGACCCACTAAAGTATTACCCAGAACTTAAAGGTTTACTAGGTAAGTATCTATCTAACGTTAGTTTTAAAAAGGAGGTAGAGGAAGGTATGAAATTCAAGGAGAAGTGGCAAGAAGAATTATTCATAGCGACAATTAATAGCCTAGCTAGTAAGAAAAAAATCAATAACCGAGAAGATTGGTTGAATAAGTACAATTCTGGGAAGCTGACAGCAGAGGAGCTAGCACTGTTGGCATTAGCAGTAGTAGACAGGGTTTAATTATGGCTAAGAAGAAACCTAAGTATTCCAAATTTATAGTAGCATTAGTAATATTCCTCAATACACTGTTCGCTTGGTCTGTGCTATATGTATTCCTCAGAACTGGCAGTGAGCCTGTGACTCTGATAGGGTTCTGGTTTGGGTTTACGATAGGGGAATTGTGGCTACTGGCTGGTATAAAAAAGAAGGAGGTAAAGGCTAATGAAGATAAATTGGAAACAAAAACTTTCGAGTAGAAAATTTTGGATGGCTATTGTAAATTTTGTTACTAATATAATGATTGCAATGAATGTGCCTGATAATGAGATAGCACAGATAACAGCTATTATACTAGCAGGTGGAGGATTAATAGCTTACGTATTTGCAGAAGGTTGGGTTGATGCCAATAGAGAAAATAATACCATTGATTAATGCTAGGCTACCATGTTAATATAATAGTGATAAAACTTTCTTCATAATCTATCAACCCTATAATACAAAGAAGCAGAGGATTATTCCCCTGCTTCTTTTTTGTATGGCTCATAGGTAGCCTCAAATATACTCTTCTTAATAGGGTATCTCTCACCATCAACACCTGTTACGATGTAATCGTCTGGTCTTATATAATGTTTGCCTTCTAGGGTGTTTATATATGGAATTCTATAACCCTGTACTGTGTCTCCGTCCTTATTAATCCAGACACCAACGAAATAATCTGGTATTAAAACCTCTCTTATACTAGACGTGTCAGAGTGTATGGTAATACTTATATTCTCTATGCCGTCCTCCATACCACTGCTATACGGCTCAATCTTGACTGGGATTGGTTTCTTTACGTATACCATTATTATTTACCCTCCCTTATGTTACCTGCTAGTAAGCAGTAACCAGCTATATCATTATAAGGACTCTCACCCATTAAATCATACGCAGGATTAGAAAATATCCTACACTGCTTGTCCATAATACGAACCATAACTAGCATATGGGGTATTAGCTCTTTAGGTATAACGTAATTATCTCCGTCTTTGTAGCGTTGTAAGAATACGAACATAGCTTCTTCAACTATCCTCATGGCGTTACCATATGCTTTTTGCTTGTTGTCAACTAGATACCCTAGAGCCTTGCCCTCCTCAGTATAATAACCAAACTCTCTATCCTTACTGAAATTTCTCTCACTCATTTCTATTCACACTCCTTTGTTCACTAAATTCTAGTTCTGGGTATCTCTTTTCTAGCTTGGCTATATTGAATTTTGCTATATCCTCTAAGCTAGTACCTAGCACTCTAGCTAACTTGGCTATATACCAAAGTGTGTCTCCAGCTTCTTCTATTAGCTTATCTGGGTCTAGTTTATGCCCTTGAAACACAGCTTTCTTGACATGTTCCAGTGTCTCAGCAGACTCCCCTACCATACCAATACAAGCATTTAATATATTAAGTGTCTTATCATCACAGAAATTATCAGTTCTACTTGCCTTCTGTTGGTACTCTCCAAAGCTCATTTCTGGCTCACTATGGATGTAAGTAATATCTCCGTATTTTTTTCTTTGAACTTTTAGATTTTTCATAATTATGCCCATCTCCTTTTTGGTGTATCAAATATATCAACGTTTGATATTTTGCCACATTTAACACATTTTACATCTACTCTTTTAGTTGAGCCACAATCCCATAAATAAGGATTACCTATTTGAGTCCATTTATGATAACAAAACAATCTTTTTAAGGACTTTATTCTCATCGGAACACCTCCTCGTCTAAATCCTCCCCTGTTGATAAAATTTCTTCACCTTTTTGGGAATTAGCTGATACATACAAAGGACAATCGAAGCTACATTCCCTATCATCGTCGAACGGACAACAAGGTGCTCCTATAAAAAGATATACACAGTCAAACATTTCATTCCTCCCTTTCTAATCTTATAATTAACGATTAATCTATATACCCTTTCTATTTCACCTAATAATCACTAATCGCAATTAAAACCTTTTAATAGTTCGGGTATTTCCATAAGCAATTCGCAGTAGGTGGTTTCATCTTTTTCTGCCTTATCAAGATATTCTCGTAGTTCTTTTATTAATTGTTTTTTACTTGCTTCCATCTTTAATCCTCCCATCTATTACACATAA